AGTCATGCCGATATTGCGTCATTTCGTCAGCCCCCCCGGTCTTCTGGCCCGGATGTCCTGCTTCGTCTTCACCGCGTGACAGTCGACGCACAGCGGCTGCAGGTTGCTCCGCTCGTTGTCGCCGCCATCACGCAGCGGCTTGATGTGATCCACGAGCGACGCCGCAGTGGTGCGGCCTCGACTGCTGCACCGCCTGCACAGCGGCTCCTCGTTCAGCACCACCTCACGCAGCAATTGCCAGTGGCGACCGTAGCCGCGCTCGTGCGTGGTGCCTCGGTCCTCGGCTTGGTGGGTGACCAGACGTGGCGTCGGTGCTGGGCCGACACGCAGCCTAGGCGGACGCTGCCTCATGCCTGCCTCCAGCCCGCACGCCACAGGGCCTTGGCGATTGCGGTGGCCGTGGTGTCCACAGCCTCCTCGTCCAGCTCGGGCCGGGCAGCGTGCAACACCTCATGCACCAGCGTGTCAAGCATGGCCTGCGGCTTGAGGCTGCGGCGGATGCTGATGGTGGGATGCCGACCAGGCGGGTGATCGCACAGGCCCCACGCCTTGCCCATGGCCTTGGCCTCGACGAACTGCACCCGCCACGTGCGGTTGTTGATCCTGGTGCGGTAGTCACTGGGCACGAGTCACCTCCGCAGCCAGCCGGTACTCGCCCTGCTTGCCCGCAATGTGCAGACGCATCCAGACCGCTCCGAGCCCCTTCGGTGGTAGGCCCTTCTCGACACTCCAGCCACCAAACCCGTCGCCGTGCTCGTCCTTGTACGTGCCGATCCGCACGTGCAGCTGCTCGTCGATGGTCACCTCGGCCTTCCCGCTGAACTGCCGAATTCGCTCGCGTGCGATCGGAACGACCCAGTGGTGGTGACTGTGCCCAGTGATCACCATGTCTGCGTCGGGGTAGATGCTGGCATGGCGCCGCGTGTCCAGCACGCCGTGGGTCATCATCGCGCCGCCACCGGAGCCGTGGAAGTAGCGGATCTTGAACGAGTACGACCCGCCCTTCCTCGTGATGCAGCGGAACAGCACGTAGCCGCCGTACCCGCCTGAATGCACGGGCACCGGGCCGTTGCTCAAGCCCGCACACAGACGCTCGATCAGATCCGTCTCGTGACGCTTGTGGATCGCGGTCTCGTGGTTGCCTCGGCCGATGCAGACGAAGCGATCGGCGTAGGGCTGGAAGAACTTGACGCCCTCACGCACTAGGGCGTCGAGGTAGTCGCCTGCCTGGTACTCGGGCCGTAGGGCGGATCGGTCAGCCCGGGGGTCCCACTTGCCCTGCATCGCGCAGAACAGGTCGCCGCAATCAAGGATGCCGCCCTTGCGCTTGGTGATCTCCTCAAGGTGCTTTCGCTCCAAGGCCTGATTCGTGTGCGCGTTGTCGTGGTGCCGATCGCTCGACAGCAGGCCCCACCACTCGAACTGGTGAGCGGTGTCGCAGAGCATGGTGACCCGGTGCACGTTGCGGCTCAGTTTCTCGACGGTCCATCGGCTGTCGGGTGAGCAGCCCTCACGCCAGACGTGACCATTGAGATCACGCTCCACCCGAATGTTCTCGCGGACGCGTGTGGTCATTCCAAACCCCCCGCGTAGGCGTCGGGATTCGTGATCGGGCCCGGCTCGCCGACCATCTGCAGCAGACGCCTGGCGAACTCCGGGGCATCCGAAACCCGCAGCATGACCACCCACTCGGTGCTGGTGTCCTCACGCATGAGCACCACGGGAACGGTGTCCGGGCTGGCGTCCATCTCGGCCTGCTGCAGGAAGTCCAGCGCCGAGATACGGGCGTACCGCTTGACCTCGCAATGCAGGCCCGGCACGCCGGTGAGGTCCGCGTCTCCTGAGCGGCCACAGAACTGCACGGCGCGGCGTGCTCCGGTGGCGTTCCAATGGTGGGCGATCATGGCCGCGGCCTCCCTCTCGCCGCGCTTGCCCTTGTCCCGGCTGCGCTTGCCCATGTCCTCATCCTCCAGATTTCGACCCGCGAAACAAGGACCACTACGCCATGTGGAAGTAGGGGTGACCATCCGACCCGTAGCGGAACCGCCCCGAATAGATCCACGTGCCCGAGGCTGGGTCGGGCAGGTACAGGGCCTCCGAGTACACGTCCTTGGACAGGTTGGTCGGCAGCTCGTCGAGGCAGGTGCCGCAGACCACCGGCACCCGGATCTCCCGGGTGTCCTGATCGACGGTCACGGTATCCCCGTCGCATGGCCCCCATCTCAGGACGGTCTCCTGCATGCTCGCATTGTCGCGGCCCTGCGCTGCTGTTCCATGACCACGAGCGCGTCGTGCACCAGCCGAGCCCACTCCGTGACCTCCTCCTGGGGCGGTTCGTGGCGTTCGAGGGCCCAGCGACAGCGGGGCCAGTCTTGGCGCAGGCATCGGCAGGCGGCGTGCCTGGTGATCTGGCCGACCCGGTGCAGCAGGGTGAGGTACAGGGCCAGCCTGCGGTGGTCCTGGCTGGCGGTCTGCCTGACCGAGGCAAGCGCCTTGCCCGAGTCGTGGCCCTCCTCCAGCCAGACCAGAGCCCGCAGAACAAGGTCCGCCTTTCCCGCCACCCGAATCTTGGGGGTCATTCTCGGGGTCCCTCAAGGCAGCAGGACGAATCTTGTGGGGGAATCCCGTTAGGGATTCCCCACAAGATTCTCCTGCCCAATCTTGCGGGGTAATCTTGGGGCCCCACGATTCTCGCCCCAAGATTCTCCGGGTAGTTATCAGGGCTCACGATGCCCTCCGATACTTGGTCGAACGGGCGTCTCCCACCCGCTCCAAGAGGGGCCTCCGCCTCGGTGTCTTGGCGACCGCCTGCTCCTTCAAGGTGCGGATGCGGTTCTTCGTCAGCCCAGCCTCAATGCCAGACGCCTCTAGATCCCTGTGCGACAACTCAATCGCCGGGTTTGGGAAGAACTCGTTGACGAACCGGTCCACGTCCCAGCCGTCATCCTTGCCCTTTCGAGCCTTCTTCAGCATCTTGGGATCGGCCATCGGCTCCGGGTAGAACCGCGGGTACTCGAACCGCACCACGGCGGCCTCGATCGGGGCCCACGACCGGCAGGCGGCGTCGATCACCAGGTGCTTCTCCAGCTCGTGCTCCCGCAGGACCAGATGGGTGTCCGCAGCACGGCTCATGGACCCGGCCCCTGAGCCCACGTCGGTCACCGCCTTCTCGGCCTGGCTGCCCTTGCTCGTGTGGTGGATGCAGACCAGGGCCGCGTCCAGCCGCTTGGCAATGGCGTCTAGCCGGTTGTAGGTGCTGGCCATGTAGGAGTTGTCGTTCTCGTCGGCACCGTCCCCGATGTTGAACCGGTAGAACGCGTCGAAGATCACCAGCCCGTAGTGGCCGGGCTGCACGGGTGCCAGCATGCCCCTGTCAAGGGTCTCGAACGACTGCAGGGCGCCGCGGAGGCTCTTGACCTCCAGCCACCCGTCCAGTTCCTCCAGCGGGATTCCCATGGCCTGAGCAACCCGCTGCAGGCGTTCGGCCAAGGTCTCCTCGTGCAACTCGTTGTCCACCAGCAGGACCTTGGACCGCTCGACCTTGTAGGTGTTCATCCACGCCCGCCCGGTCGCCACGCACAGGGCAAGGTCCAGCACCATCCACGACTTGCCAGTCTTGGGCGCGGCGATGATGTTCATCGTCTCGCCGGACCGCAGCAGGCCGTGCACCAGCGGCCGCCTCATCGCCGGGTTGGCCCGTATCAGGTCTAGGATGCCCACCGGCTGGCTCACCGGCTCGACCTCCTCGGCCACCTCCACGTCCTCAGCCCGGCCCCTGCAGGGCGCCCTGTCGCCCTTGAACGCGTTGCGGACCTGACGCGGCACGTCGGCCAACTCGTCCGGCTCCAGCCTCAGCAGGCGGGCACGCTTCATGATGGCCCGCTCGGCGTCGCCCTGGTCCCACTCGCGGGCCCGCAGGTCGCAGGCGACCGTGAAGATCGTCTGCCGCCGCCCAGCCCGCATCACGAAGCCCTCGTGCAGGAACCGCTGGGACAGGTCAGACAGCGAGCCGGGGGCCACGTGCTCGTCCGGTGCCTCGGCCGCGAACTGCACCGGGTCGGGGAACTCGTCCAGGTCGTACACGTTGTCGGGCTCGCACGCCTCGACCACGCACAGTGGCTGGTGGTGGTACTTCCAGTTCCTGAAACCCGGCAGACGCATGATCCGGGGTGCGTCGGTCACGGCCTGGTCCGACCCGAGCCGGATGGCCAGCGCCTTCTGGCGTGCGGTCCACGCCTTCAGGTCCTCCATGGGCTCAAGCAACCGCCACCAGGCGTGCACGCCGCCGCCGGTGGAGACGATCACGGTGGGCTCGGGGATCAGGGCCTCGGTCCACCGACGCCGGGCTTCCTCCACGCCAACGCCACCGTCGAAGTCGGCGAACAGGCAGCGGGCCAGCCCGACGTGCTCGGCCTTGCCGCCGCGCTCCCTGCGTGGGTTGGCTCCGAAGTACACGTGCGTGCCAGCCGGGTACGCCTGCAGCAAGTTGATGCAAGTTGATGCATCTTGCAGCATCGCCCAGTGTTGGCTTGGCTTGGTTCCGATGGTGCGGAACTCGATCAGGTCGCCGGGCTCAAAGATGAACCCGAGCAGCTGCATCGCAGCCTCAACCTCGGCGGTAACGGTGTCTGGCATGGCGTCCTTGCCGTTGGATCGAACTGACTACATTTGTGATGAAGTGTCGGTCGCTTGATCCACGGACCGACATTCGTGCACACACGCCGCATAGCCCGCCAGGTCGATCATGTTGTCGGCCTTGGCCACCTCCGCGTCGCGGGCCAGTTTGTCGATGCACATGAGTTTGCCCCAGTCCTCAGGCTCCGGCGGCCGGGCGAACAGATCTGGCATGAGGGCATAGGCCGCCCGCACCGTCCGCTCGAAGTGTTCCGCCGGTGGGCCGTACGTCTTGCCGCGCTCCTCGGTCACGGTCGCCGCCTCACGCAGCATGCGTGCTCGGACCGGTGCTGGTCTGCTGAGTGAGATCCCGACTTGCTCGTCGAGCGCGGCAATGCGGTCCAACGCCGCACACGTTTTGGCACGCTGCAGGTCTGCCGTAAGTGTTTCGACACGGGCTTCGGCAATTTGAGCGCGTTGGAGGGCGTGGCGCAAGTTATCCTGTGTCCATTCCAGCTCGCCGACAGCCTGGGATAGGGGATCGTCGCTCACTTGCCGCCCTCCTTGAAGCAGTCCCAGCCGCGCTGGCGCGCGAACTCCCGCTGGTCCTCTGCGGTGTCTGCCTCCAACGCGCACACCTCTCGCCTCGCCTCGTCGCGCTCGGAGACATAATGCTCCACCTGCTCACGCATCACCTCAAGCATTCCCTCCATCTGCTGATTCTTCACTCCCACCGGCTCGCAGGTCATGCAGCAGCCTTCCAGCCCTGCCACGATGCGAGCGATTCGTTCGCGGGCCGCATCCCGCTCCAGAGCGATGGCGCGTACCTGCGCCTTCAATTCCGCGATGTGAGATACCTCCATGTCGCACCGGGCACGCAGCCTTCGCACCTCTTCCTCGGATAGCCGGGAACTCTCAAGAGCCAGAGCACACTTCTCCCGCCATTCGGCTACCTGCTGTGCCAATCGAAGGGCGAAGTCGGTGATCGCTGGCGGCGGCGTGATGCCATACGGTTCGTGTTCGTCGCGGTGGTCGCTCACAGCCACGCCTCCACCCAGCCGCGGCCGATCGCCGCCAGCGTGAACGCACAGCACCCGGCAACGCCCCAGGCGAAGCCCAGCCAGAACCACAGCAGGACACGTGGGGAGGGAGCGGGAATCGCACCCGCATCGCCGCGAGCCCGTCGGCCCGTATGCGGCATCTTGCTCGGCACAACCGCCGCAGGGCGCGGCCGAGTGTTAGACCATCCCTGAGTCACCCCAGGTGCCTGCGGATCAGAATGGGATGTCATCGACCTGCACCTTGGTCTTGGCGGGCTTGGACGGCGCGGCCTTCATGTACTCGCCGACGCGAGGCTTGCCAGCCTTGCTGATGTACACGCGGATGCGGACCGTCTCGCCTTCGAGACTGCTTTCCTCGAAGCTGTGTTCCTTGTCGAAACGCAGCTCGGGTCGGCCCGTAGCCCGCAGCACCTCGTTGATGCGGCTGATGCGGGTCACCGCGATGCTGTCGAACACCCGGTACCTGGTGCCATTCTCGTGCACGTCCAGCCACAGGCTCCACTCCCAGCCTTCCGGGTTGTCTGGCGTTTTGACGTTGTCAAACTGGCTCTGCCTCGCCACGCTCTTGACGATCTCGGCCGTGTAGGTGCCCTCGGGGAGCACGCTGTTCGTGGGCTTGTCTGCCTTGGGCTTGTCTTCGCTGCTGTTCCAGATGATGTTCACAGTCGGATCTCCTTGTTGTTGTCGGGGTGATTGCTTAGGGCCTCGTGCCACTCCTCAAGGACCGCCCTAGTGCCCTTGGGTGTCTTTCCCTTCTTCTTGGCTGCAGCCAACGCCTGCATGGCGGTGCGCTTCTGGCCCGTGTTGCGGGCCAACGCAGCCACCTGCTCGGCCAGGTCTTCGAGGCTCACCTCGCCGCCGTCCGTGGCGGCAGAGTCCGGCACCTGCTCCGTGCCGGTCGCAGCCGCCGGCGCCGGCGGCTCCGGGACCGCCAGCGCCGGGGCCACGGGAGCCGCTGCAGGTCCCTCCGACGTGGAACCCGCAGCAGTGAGCGCGTTGAGCCTGGCCAGCCGGTCCGAAGACACGGCACGCGGCTGCAGGGCAGGCCCCCCGTCGAGGATCTCCGTCTCGTCGGGGAAGCCCAGCCCACAGATGCTCAAAGTCAAGCGACGCTTGGCCTTGGTCTCGGCCTTCATCATGGCGTTGGCCAACTCGCCGCCCTTCAGACCGGCGATGCTCACCGACCCGCTGGCCTCGTCGCGGCGGCCCTGCTTGTCCATGCCACGCACCGTGACCGTGTAGACGCCGCCCTCGGTGTCCGTGATCCGGCCCGTGATCCGCACGCTGACGCCGTGAATCTGACGCAGCTGCTCGCTGCAGTCCTTCGTGGCGTACATGACCAGCCGCCCCTGGAACTGCTGGAATGAGAAGGGACGCGTGGCCGGGTTCAGACCCAGCGACTGGCAGACGTGGTGCACGTAGGCGACACGCTGCTCCGGCGTGAGCCGGGACAGGTCACCCGAGACCACGATTTGGTCGATGGCCTGCATGTTGCTCAACGCGGGCTTGGCCGAACTAGCCGTATCAGAAGGACAGATGCTCATGCTGCCACCTCCATGCCTTCCTCCAGCTGCCGACGCAGCCAGACAGGGACCCCGATCTCGTGAACCTTGTCCTCGTAACCCGGCCATTCGGCCTTGCCAATGCACTGGGCGTAGGTCCGCATCGCCTTCGTGACCTGCGGCACGTACAGATCCACCACCTCGGGCTGCAGCATGAACACTGCACACTCGTGCGGCGGCTCCGACTCGACCACGACGAATACAAACGCGTCCACCTCGAAGCCGAGCAGCGCCGCCACGTGCATGTAGAACGCCGCCTGGAACCCGTAGCCGCGCTTGGCAATCGCCTGCTTGAAATTGTGCTCGGTCGCCTTCTCGCCAAAGCTCTTTACGTCCAAAATGAAATGCTCCGTCACGCTGATCGCATCCAGACGGGCCTTGAGCGGCACACTGATGGACGGATCTCGGGCAAACAGGGACAGTTCCCGTGTCGGCGCGGCCTCCAGCATTGCTAGTGCCGACTTGCATCGGCGGATGCCGCACAGCATTCCGCTCACCAAGTCGCCTTGCTCAGGAGTCAGCCTTATCTTGCCCTCGCTGCTTAGCAGAAACTCCTCGTAACGGGCCTTGTCTTCCTTCCTGCGGCGGTCCACATGCGGCGCCACAGCAATCATGCGACGCTCAGGCTCCAGCACGGCCGAATGCAGCGCAGTCCCCAGCCGCATCGCTGGCTTCTCCTCAGGATGCTGCTTGCGATACTGGGCGTGCCTCGGGCTGGCCGAGAGCAGATCCCGGGCCACCGTACTGCTCAACGCCTCGACAGCGTGATACTGCTCCGCAGGCAGGTCAGGGACCGACGTGTTCTCGTAGGTCATCGGCCCGCCCCCTCGTACTCGTCCCGCACCGCGCGGTCGTTTGCCAGGGCATCCCGCAACTTGAGCACCGCCTCCTGCAGGATCATCTGCACGCGGCGCGGGCTGAGGTTCATTCGCTGGGCGATCTCTTCGACGCTCATGCGACCCCCCAGACCCGGGCCATCGCCCGGCGGCACATCGTCATCCAAGCACACCGCCGAGCCGCCGCACGGGTCTCCGCACGCACCACGTCGGCCTCGGTGGTCTCCTTCACGTAGTCGCCTTGGCCCGTCTTGACCAGCGGGGCAGGCTTCAACTTGGCCGCGTGCTCTAGCACGATCTCCGTGGTGCGGCTGATCACTGCGTCCGCGGCCATCAACACGAACCGCGGCTCAAGGCGTCCCTGGGGGAACGCGATCATCAGAGCACGCACCATGTCACCGGCGTGGTGCTCCAGCGTCAGTTCAACCTTGCAGGCGTCGAGGGCCTGCCCCTCGTTACGCAGATCCTGAATTGCTAGGCCGATGTCCTCGACCACCTGACCAAATCGCAACTTGCTCACTGGCGGCTCCCTGCTGCATCTGCAGCATTGCCAGCTGCATCAGCAGCATGGCGTGGTGGATAAGCCGCTCGGGTCCCACGTCGGTGGGGGTGTCGGTGCAAATCCTGTCACCCCGACTCACGAGAGGCTCGCGTCGCTTGACGCGGGCCTTTTCGTTTGCCGAGGTAGCAGGCGAACCCGAGCGGCCGAGAGCACGCAGAAGACCAGCCAGGTTGTTTGTGGATTCAGAGCCGTGGGGCGCTGCGACCTGGCTGGTCGTCTTGGTGCTCTCGGTGATGGTTGCGCCCATGGCCATGTCTGAATCCACGGGCAACCTATCGGGAGTTTCGTTGCTGCGCAATGAATCTGGATACTTTTTTCTTACTCGTGCTTCCACCGCGTCCCGCAAACGCTCCTCGCGGTGCCGCAAGTATCGGTGGGTCTGGTCGATAGAGCGGTGCCGGGCCAGCCGCTGGATCAATTCCGGCGCCACCCCGGCCTCGAAGGATTCGGTCACGAACCCCACCCGGAATCGGTGCCACTTGCCGCGGCCGGTGATCCCGCAGGCGCGGCAGTCCGCCTCCAGGGCCTTGTCGGTCACGATCGTGGGGAACACCAGCCCGGTGCCACGTCCTGCCAGCATTTGCCGCAGCATGCCACACGCTGCCACAGACAGCGGGATCGGGTCAGCGCGCCGGGCCTTGTCGTGTGTCACCACCATGGTCCGGGCCTGCAGGTCAATGTCCTCCCACCGCTGGGCCCGGGCCTCACCGCGGCGTAGGCCGGTCAAACTCAGGAACCTGTACAGGTTGGCCCGGTTGGCGGCCGACGCTCGGTCGGCGGGCTTGCGTCCCTGCTGGGCCATGCGTTCGGCCTGGGCGATCAGCGCGGCCACCTGCTCGTCGGTGAACGCGTCGGCGCCCTGCTTGGTGCGTCCCCGGGGCATCGGCACCGACGCCCACGGGTTGGCGTCGAGGATGCCCTGCACCACCAGCCAGCCGCAGAACCGCCTGCAGGCGCTGGCCCGGTTGCGGATGGTCTGCGGGCTCAACTTGGTCCGCCGCGTCATGTCACGCAGCCACGCTACACACGCGTCGGGTGTGGCGTGTTCGCGTGAATGCTGCAGCCACGAGCGTACCCAGCGGGACGCCTGTGCCGCGTGTGCGGGACTATGACCCTCGACTTCGCGCGCGTATGCCTGCCACGCATCAACCTGCTCGAGCAGGCCAGACAACGCTGCGCCCCGAGTTGCACGCCCTGAATCCACACGAAACTCTACGGTGACCCGGATCACCATGAGGGCGGCAAGGGTACGGGTTTTCTGGAAACTGTGGCGTTTCGCGGTTGATCTCGGACCTATTTGTCCGACTAGACCTTCTTGGCCTGGTCCACGACGCTGGTGAGCACCCCGCGCAGGGCCTGCATCATGCTCTCGACGGTGCCCTTGGTGCCTTGACTGGCAGTGAACTTGCCGACCGGGCAGCTGGTGCCAGCCAGCGTGAGTTTGACCGAGAGCGCGGCACGGCGGCTGCCGCCGCACCCGCACTTCGTGCAGAACCCGATGCCGCCGGGGTCGGTGTTGTCCTCCAGGCTGTCCACCCGGTGCTCGCAGCTGCGGCACGCGGCCTGACGGGCCTCGACCACCTCGGCCGGGGCTGGGCCGTTGAGGGCGTGGAAAGCCTCAGTCTTGAGGTACTGGATCGCCTTGGCGGTGGTGGCCCCGTAGGTCACCGTGGTGCCCACGGGCTGCTCGCCGCCGACCACCCGGTGCGGGCACTGCCCGCAGACGCCGAGGCTGGGACGGCTGCCGTAGTGACCTGCAGCGCAGCAGCCGCCGCCCTTGACCGTGCACGGTGACCAGTGGTCGCACTCGATCACGAGACCACAAGGTTCCCAGTTGCGAATGGGTCAGGAAACGTAGCGGCGTACGTCCCCGTTGGGTCGCACGGATCGCTTCCGCCAGACGTGCTGAGCACTTGATTGATAAGGGTTGCGCATGAGGTACCTGGGGAACAGGTGCTGACACACGTAAACCACGAATCATTTGCGGTGTCCAGTGTCGTGAAGCCTGCACACGGCGAAGACGAAAGGTCACGCGGGGTGAGTGTCGCGCACGGAGCGCAAGGCTCGTTAGACGCTTTCACGATCTGCGCCCCCACGGTCCAGCCCGCGAACACGGGTCCACTGCCTTCATCGACGCAATAGCCGAGCACGTAGAACAAGATCCAAATGTCAAACTCGGTGCACACACCCTCACCGTCCACGGTGCAACACTCAGTGAGGTCCTCTACCTTGATCGCGTTGGCCCGATAGAGCGCAATTGCAGGAATTGAAGAGTCGCCTGTCGGGTTGACGCAGCACAAATACGCCGTGACCGTAGTGGCCGGAATCGTGGGGTCATAGGTGCCACCACCGCCGCAACCACTGCAGTCTTCGCCGATGTTGCTGGCCACAAACGACGGACAATCAATCGTGACCGAACTGGGCAAGCATGCACAGTTGATGCACTGATTGCAGCAGCACGCCGCCTGTAGCAGACTGCTCACTTGAAGTAGTTGGTCAGGCGGCTGACCGGCAGCAGGTTGCCAGCGATGTAGCCCGCGAGGCAGAGCATGCCAGCAAACCAGACGGAACCGAGGAACGACGAAGCGTCAGCGAGAAGGTGCATCGTGTGACTCCTGTTCGGCGGCAAACGCGGCAGAAAAGAGCGGATCGCTGGCACGCCGGGCAGCGACCCACTCACGTACAGATTCCTTTTGCGTCGGATCGAGCACCGCGGCGGCCATCTGCGCCTCGGCCTTCGTGCGGCGCGGGATCAGGCCGACCGCAGCACGCATCGCCTGACCGATCCCGGTCTGCCACAGCAGCACCATCACGGCCACCACGATCACGGCCCACAGCCCGACCTGCAGCAAGGTCGCCCACCAGGGCGTGGCATCCTTCACGCCGGTCACCTCGCGGTGAATCACGCCCACGGAGTCCTGAATCGCCGCAGCCCCTGCGTCGATTTGCGGTGCAACGGTTGCCACGTTGTCCGGCGTCAGGTCACCAGCCAGGCGGCGGATCTCGCCAGCCCGGGTGTGGATCTGGGATGCCGACACGCTGATGGCCCGAGCCGATGAGCAGGCCGAGAACGCCAGCAGGATCAGGAACAGCAGCACCCTCACCGGCGGGCCTCCAGCCGGTCGAGCCGAACGCCGACAGCCTGCAGGGCCTCGTGGTGGCGCTGGTCGTTGGCCGCACCTAGCACCTGGGCCTTAACCAGATCCTGAGCGATGCCACGCAGTTCCGAGATATCCCGGTCCTGCCGCTCCAGAATCGCGTCCTTGCGGCCGAGCGTGACGAACACCCCAGCGACGCCGACCACCAGCACGAAGAGTTGCATGAGGCTGATGGCGAACGCCAGCTGCGGGTTGGTGTGGTGTCGTGGTCCAAGGGGAGTCATTCGCCTACCTCGCATTCACCGTCGATGGCGTTGGGGCAAGAGAAGAAGAACAGCGGCTGTCCGTTGTCGCGGGCCAGCGCGTACATGAGCACAACCGTGTCATCCTCGATGGGTTTGATCGTGAAGCCCGCTGGGATGTTGGCGATGGTGATACCTGGTCCCAGCACGGTCGGGCTGGACGCGATGATCTGCGGTCCCTCGCATCCGTTGAACGCACGCCCCAGCGTGCTGCTGCTCAGGCTGCTCTTGCGGCGTTGGGTCTTGGCGTTCTGGTAGACGCCGCTGCCGTTGATGAAGGTCTCCTCCCAGTCGTACAGCCACGCGATGGGGGTGCTGGCGACGCCGCCGACTGTGGCGGTCTTGCCGCTGATCGCGTGCGAGCCCGTGATGCGGGCCATGATGAGCACGGGCACCTTGACCTTGTGCGGGATGGCGACGCGGCGCTCGGCGTTGTACGAGTTGACAGCATCCGCGATGGTCCGCACCTGGTTCGGTGACCACGGGCCGACGTGCATCTTGGTGCTGCCGTTGACTCTCATGAGAGCGTGCCGATGTTTGTGCTGAAACTGGTGATCTGGCGGAAAGGCTGGCGGTAGTACACGCACAGCGCAAATCCGGCGTCGGCACTGGTCGGCGTGCCGGTGCAGGTGTCGGCCTTGGCCCCGAGCCGGACGCCGCCCGTGGCGGGGTCGCGTGTTGCGATCTGCCGCAGGTGGAAGTCCGCGTCGTAGGCAAACGAGTAGACGATTTCATACGTGCCGACGCCGACGCGGCTCACGTTGCAACCGGTGAACAGCAGGGTCCGTGCCGCAAACGAGTAAGCGCCGACCAAGTAGGTGCTGTCGTTCCGTGTGTTGATGGATGCCAGTGGAATCGTCGGACGCCCGATCACCACCTTGCGGTAGGTGATTCTGGCGATGTTCACAAACGACGTGATCGGCTCGCCGCCGGAGTCCACCTTGGTGCCGCCGATATCCGTATCGGTCGGGTTGTCGATGTCGGTGCCCGTCGGCAGCGTTGCGTTGTTCCGCCACAGGTCAACAGGCTCGCCCTGCACGGATACCTCGACCGCGGTGAACCCGTCCTGCCCCTCGTTCTTCTGATCGACCGGCGTGCCGACCGTGATGCCGCTGCCGACGCTAGAATCGAACCCGACGATTGCCTCCCACACGTAGCCGCCATCGTCCACCTGCCGCAGGTCCATCGACACCTGACGCAGGCGGTTCGACCAGTACGAGCCGAGATCCGTCAGGGCACCGCTGGACCCGCCGAACTCGGTTGGGCCCAGTTTCGCCACCACAGTCGCATCGTTCAGGATGTCGCTGCTGTTGATCTTGGCACCCCCATCGTCGGTGATCACGTAGGCCGATGTGCCGGACCACTTGCCGCGGTCGAACCCGATGCTGACGCCGTTGGGCTTCTGTGCGATCTGTACGGCCATTACGGTGCCCCCGCTCCAGCCATGCGCTGGGTGTTGCGAGCGATCTGCTCGCTGTAGTTCTTGATCATTTCTTGCGTCGGGACCAGTCGCTCGATGCTGTTGCTAGTCATCCCGGCGACCTTGACCCCGCCGATCGCGGTGCTCAGGCTCTCGACATTGCTGAACTCCATGGAGCGCTGGGCCATTCCCTGCGCTTCTGCAAGGCGTTCGGCCGCCTGCCTGTCAGCCTCGGCCGCGGCACGCGCCGCCTCCGCTTCCGCCTCTCGTGTTGCCACTGCGTTTTGTCGCAACCGTTGCAGTTCACGGGCACGGTCGATTTCCTCACGCGTCAGGTCCAACCGCGCCAACTGATCCTCAAAGAGTTCTTGCTCCGTCAGCGTTTCGCGGTTCAGCTGCGTTTCCAAATCTCGCAGGAAGTTGTCGGCAACGGCTTGGCGTTGTTCCGCCAAGTCAAGTATCCGCTGCTGTTCCGCCGCCTGCTGCTTGGCAATCTCCGCTTGCTGTCGTTGCGACTCGGCGATCGCCGCCTCCGCCGCCGCCCTCTCATCTATAGCCTGATGTGTTGCAGCCAATTGCTGCGCAATCTTTTCAGACTGGGCGCGAATCTGATCGCCAGACATGCCAGAAGCCAAACCCTCAGCGTTGATTTTCTTTTGCAGGTCTTGCAGCTGAAACGCTCGCTGCAAGCGTGTGCGCTCGGCCTCGTCAATCGCCTGCGCCAACTGCATCTGGCGTTCTAGGGGCTGGTTGATGTCTTGCACCAACTTGAGCATGTTCAGCATGCGTGCCGCTTGTTCGCGGCTTGCTTGCTGCTTGGCCTCAAGTGAGCCGGACGCGTCGCTGGTCAATCCCACAAAATCGGTCGCAGCGCCGATGCCGCTCCCGATCCAGCCGCCAATGATTCCGGCGACTGGGATTGATTGCAAACTATTCTTGAAACCCTCGCCAATTGCGTACGCCAGATTTGCGGCTACATTGTCCACAATCGGGCTTTTCAATCGCTCGTCGATTGATCGAACCAAGGAGTCCGCCATCTGCACTCCAACAAGCGCCATTGCAGACTGGCCAAGACTCCGCTTCCAACTTTGAGAGGCAGCCTTTAGGGCATTTTCAATGCCCTTCCCCATCGTCCTTGCCTTGCCAACAGCACTATCAGCTGCCGCCGAAAAGTCGCCGACATCCAGCACCAACTTCGCCTTGAGGTTTGCAACGGTCGCCATTACTTCGATCCCTTCCTGCCGATGGCAGCACGCAGCGCGGCCAGGGCCGCGTCGGGATCAGTTCGCGGCCGCTCGTAGTACGGCATGAAGTCCGTCGGCTTGAACGCGGGGCCCTTGCTCCGGTGGCAGTTGGCGATGGTCGCAGCCACGACCCCAGCCCGCAGGTCCTCACGCTGGGAACCCACGGGTCCGTCGATCTGCTCGAACGCCATCCACTCGGTCAGTTCCCGACTGCTCATCGTCGCCTCCAATTCCGCGACCGTCCGTCCCAACGCCAGCGCCAGCCGAAACAGGAACTGTCTCAGCGGGCGCTCTCGGAGTTTCCCTCCAGCTCCTCCTGGTCCTTGACGCCGAGCCCGCTCAGACGGGTAGCGACGCCGTACAGGCGGTCCACCACCTGGGCCGGCATCTCGCCGATCGAGTCGATGTCAGCGGACCCGAAGACGGGCTTGCCATCCGCGTAGACGCACAACGCCACGAGGCTGGCCCGGATGTTGCGCACCGTCCGGCTCTTGGCCGAGACGATCCGCTGTTCCCATTCGTCGCGCCCGGCGGCGGTGAGGCCACGAATCTCGACCTCCCCGACGCCTGGCACGTTGACCATCTCCGAAGGGATGGTCGCCCGAAGGGCCAGAAGTTGATCCTTGACGCTCATTAGGCCACGTCCGCGATCGCCACGGACCCGTTCAACTTGATGGTGAAGCTGGCAGTCACCGACGCGTCAAGCCCGGCGCGTGCGCTGAACTGCGTCACGTAACCGGCGCACTGGACCGTGGTGCCCTTGTTGTTGGTCGCCTCGCCGAACTCCAGGAGGAACGAGCGGCAGGTGTTGGCGGCGGTCAGGCTGGCGTCCAGATCGTCGATAAAGGTTGTCTGGTTGCTCGTCGAGTCGGTGTCAAGGTTGACTTCGAGGCTGAGGGTGCCGGAGTCCACCAGGCCGCCCACGAACTTGCGGAAGCGGTCCGAGAGGGTGGTCACGTCAATCATCGTCAGGGCGATGCCATCGACGTTGAGGCTGAGGACATTTCCGATGACGGTGGTGGGGGTGCCGGTGTACGTGCACCCGGCGCCCGCTGATCCGGTCTTGAGTGTGGTTCCCCACGAGGCAATGGCTGGCATGGTCTGCTCCTTATGGTGATGGCGGGCTTGGATTCACCCCGCCCTGGTAGATGGTCGAAGGTGTCACGGCGTCGCTGCGGTAGTACGCATCGACGCCCACGCTGGTGATGTGGTAGCCGCCCTCGTCGCCCTCGGCTCCCACGTCGTACGTTGTGGTCTCGCGGCTGACGCGGATCTCCATGACGGTCGTGCTGCGGCTGGTGCCCGCAGCCCCGTGGAGTCCCAGACGCACCGCCTCGGCCAACGCCAGGCTGCCCTTGGCGGTGGTGGCAATGCAGTCAATGTCCACCGCCAACTTGCGGAGCCGGTCGCTGCGGTCGATTGCCGGGCTCACGTCGGCGTTGTCGTTGTAGGTGAGCACGATGCACGGGTAACCCGTGATGTCGCGGTACGACACGAAGATCCGGGCCACGTTCGGGGCACCGACGAGGTTGGTCACGCCCGTGGTCGAGAGCAGGGCATCCCGCACGACAGCAGCAATGGTGGCGCTCATGTGAGTAGCCCCGCGTTGGCCCGTCTGGCCGCGCTAGCCGCAGACTTTTCAATCATGGGCGGCAGTCTTGACATGAGCATTTGATTCGCCGACTGAGAGAAGGCTTTGAGGATGTTGATGCCACGCATCCAGCCGCGGTATTGATTGCTGGTCTGGTACGTCTTTCCGGTCCTCCGCTTCACCTGCTGCATCCGCTTTCGCCCACGTTCCATGAGGTGCACGGCTTCGCCCCACGCCTTGACGCGCAAGACAAATGCATTCTTGTCTTTCGATCGCTTGACCTTGAAACCGAATCCCGACTGAAGAAGCGCCTTCAGTGTGCGAATCCGGCTAAAGCCCACGGGTTTGCCGCGCTTGGTGTTTGGATTCCACCAGCGGTGCTGCAAAGCCGTCTTCGTGCTCTCGCCATCATGTTTGGCGGGGGCGTTGTTGTAGTGCTGGATGAGCGCGTCCCGGGTAGGCGTCCCAATCTCACGCAGCGTCGCCAGAATCGCCTTGGATAGATCCTCGTCCAGCATGTACCGGATAGTGCGTTCCATTTCTGGAATGCCCTGCACCAGGTAGTTCTTGAGATGTGATCGTCTCCAGTCGCCCATGGGTCACGTCACGATCTGCCTGCAAACGAGGTCGAGGTACTGACGCCGCTCCTGCCAGTCGATGCAGGTGACCACCTCCCACGTGGCCGTGGCCTTGCCCTGCTCGCTGGCCACGGTCCGCAGCTGCGTGCGGTGCCCGATGTCCGGGTGCCAGCGGCAGCGGATGCGGTGGGTCACCACCTGATTCAGTTGGCGGTGATTCATCCGCTCATCGGCGCTGGCCTCGTTGATCGCGGCAAACACCGTCGCACCCGCACTGGTCTTCGTGCTGGTGACCTGACCGAACTCGTCCGTCGTATCGGTCGGGTTGTAAATGGTAAGTGGAGTTCGCATATATCCCGGATTCATGCATAGTCCCCACTGTGGTACTGCACGATCAGGCGTTCGACGGTGCGCGGGATCTCGTTGACGATGTTGCCGATGTTGATTGGCGCGCGGGTGTCGTACAGGTGCGCGGTCTGCAGCAGCACGGCCTGACGCAGCAGGGCGGGCACGTTGGCCGCGGCGGCGCCGTAGCCCGCCACGAAGGTCACGGTCACGTCGAGCCCGCCGGTGCCCTGGGTGGATGGCCAGGCGGCCGTGCTCTTGATCTGCACGCGGCCGATGCCGTTGACCGAATACGCCACGTAGTCGCTGGCCGAGAGCGTCTGGCTGGCGCCCGCCGAGTCCACGTACGTCACGCTGGTGACGCTCTGCAGGGGCGAGCGGGGCAGTTCGATCACGCCATTGGCGGGAAACGCCTCCAGCTGGTAGACGAAGGTGCGGTTGATCAGGGCCCGCCGGGTCTCACGCTCGATGGCGTCGGTGGCCGCGAGGATCAGCGTGGTCAGGTACGAGTCATCCTGGGTGTGGTAGACGCGGCAATGCGTCTTCGCATCTGCGAGGCTGGTGGCCGCGGTGGCCGCGCCGGTGTCGGAGAGGGTGGTGATCATGCCCACGTCCTCACGGGCTGGCTCGGTGCCGGGTCGAGAATTGGAAGCAGGTCGAGCACCTCCTGCGGCAGTTCACCCGACACTCGCAGGTTGGCATGGAATCGCGGATCCACGATGGGCGGCTCCACGATGTCTGGATCTTCGCCCGTGGTGATTTGGATGGTGACGGGGCCAAGCCAGCCGATGTCGAGCCGCGTGCCGTTGTAGTCGGTGACGGTGCCATCCGTCACGCCGCCGTCCTCGTTGAGGATGTCGATACCCGCAGCCGCGAACGCAGCGCGCATCTGGGCTTCGGTGTCGGCGCGGAGGTAGTAGTCGGTCATATTGTGAGGTTCCGGAGGGCGGTATCGTCAAGGCGGAAGGGCCAATACTTCAGTCTCACCACGCAGTTGTTCAGCCAGTCACGCGTCGCCACGCCATATGGTGGAGATGAACCAGCGCTAGCACTGTTTGCGCCAATCGTCAGTTGCGTGGCCAGCGACGGGTTGAAGTCGCGATTTCCGGTCACGGCGGCGGTATTGTTCACCGCAAGACTTACCGGCACGACGCTGCCTGTCCATGCACCATACGACGCTCCAACCTTGTTGCGAGTTGATCCGTTTGCGCTCGATGTCGCACCGCTCCATGTGTACAACTGAACCGTATTGCTGGCGGTTGGCGTTTGAATTCCGAACCACCTAGTTGTCGTGTAGTCCGTGCCAAATGCGGCATTGGCAACACTACCGAAATTGCCACGGAAGAAATCGACATAGAAGGTTCCTCCGGTGGTGCTGAATCCGAAACTGCTCAAGGCAATGCTGCACGAATCCGCAGTCCGCTGCACGGCGCCTGCGCCCGTGGGGATGTAGGAGGAGGCACCGGAGCCGGTTTCGAGTTGTGCGCCCCAGACGATCAATCCCTTGTATGGAGAAGCCGCACTGTAGAACGGTTGATTGTTGCCGCCGAACAGCGTGGAGGTGTCACTCAAAAAGACCGCAGGATATACCGGCGATGCAACACAGTTCATCGTGATGGACAGCCGATACCAACCATTCGGATAGGCCGTGATGCTATGGCCCGTGTTGGTTGGTGCGCCTGCTGTTCCATTGGTTGCACCTGATGCCGTAATCGTTCCAGTCTGCAAGTCCGCAACAATCGTGTACCGGGCTGCTGTGGCTTGTCCATCTGCCAACTGCAAGCACACATATCGTCTAGAGTTGGAAGATGGCTCCTTCACCCACACACTAAAGGTGTGTACGCCAGCGGTGATTGTGATTGAGCGCTCAAGGCCATGCTTCACATAGGAAGTTGTATTTTCCTCTAGAAGCGTTGCGCCCGTTTGATTGTCTGGTGATGATTGGCCTGTTGTGCGGGCAACATTTTGCTTGGTCCACGCTGCTTGCGAATAGTCCTCGCTGTAGGTCAGCAGATTCGTCGCACTGCCCTCCAGCAGCAGCCCGCGAGGTGCGAGCGTGGTGGGGTCGTGGTCGAAGCGGGGGACATCATTGCTCACGCTTGCGACCAGTCCGGCAGAGTCGATGTATGTCCCGATGCTTGCCCGCGAGAAGGTGAACCGCGAGTCAAGACCCGACATCGCCGTGAAGTCCAGCGAGAGCGTGGAGCCGTCGCCGCGACGCAGCATGAATGGCACGAACGCGTTGGCCTTCATCGCCGCGCCCCTTTCTTCACAGCCCGGCAGCAGTCGGGCTTCACGCACGCCTCCGGCTGGTCCGGGTGGAACTCAGCACGTTCGGCCCAGCCAAGTGACATGAACTCGATAGCCCGCGTGTCGGGCAGGTCGTAGACCTGGCCAGCCGCGTAGCCGCCTTCAGCCGTGCCGACCGATTCCAGCATCTTGACCTTCATCGCGTCCTCGAAATCCCCTGGGGAGGTTTCCCTCCCCAGGGGGTCAAGTCACTCAGTCACCATCACGCGCCACGCAGGAACCGGAACGCGTCCGTCTGCGTGTACTTGATGTCAACCCGGCTGGTGCAGACCATGCCGATGTTGTCCTCGTCGGCGTAGCGCTCGTTGAGCACACGCAGCGAGAACTGGCTGCGCTGTCCGATGACCAGGTAGTCGAACGCACCGATAAGGCCGCAGATGCCGCCGCCGGTGTAACCCTGCGACGTGTTGGCCGGATCGGGAACGTAGTGCGACGCATAGATGGGAATGCCCATCACACGGTCGGGCTCGCCGAGGATGCCGCTGGGCTGCCAGAAGTAGCCCATCGTCGATGACGCAAGAACTGGCACCTCTCGCAGGAACTGCAGGATCTTGTTGCTGACCAGAATCGCGCAGCTGGGGTGCTGGCGATACTGACGCGGCAGGCTGTAGATCCACTCAATGAGCTTGGCGGTGGTGATTGCGGTGTTTGCCGCCAGAGTTGCGCCGACCGACGGACCCGTTGAGGGGGTCGCGGCAGACGGGCCGACCGTCAGGATGCCCGTGGGCTGGCCGGAAGAGCCGGTGCCCACGAGGAAGCCCTGCTCCTCCTTCTCCGCGAAACCCTTGGCGAAGGAGTTGGTCAGGATGTTCTCCAGGCTGAAGCCCGGGCCGCGGGCAGGGGCGTCCTCGGCCAGCTCGCGGCTGACCTTGGCGAGACCCGCCAGCTTCTTGGCGTTCAGCACCACGCTGCTGAAGGTGGGGTTGGTGTTCAGCGAGTCGGTGATCGAGCTGCCTTCCGTGGTCCAGTTGACCGCGGCCACGTTGCTCTCGATCACCAGGTCACGCTTCCACGAGCCCATCGGCATGATCTGGGCCAACTTGCGCAGGGTCACGATCTTCTGCAGCTGCTCGAAGATCTTGTCGCTGAACTCGGTCGGGGCGATCACGTCGCCCAAGCCCGTGCCACCCTCGCTCAGGGCGCGCTGCTCGGTCGGCCCGATCAGCTCGCCGCGGCGGAGGTAGGAGTCGAACGCATCCCGGTACTCCTCGGAGTCGGCCCACGAGCCCCAGCGGGTGCCCTTGTTGGCCTTGACCGCCTTGGTCGCGGAGCGACGCTCGGGGGCGTCGGGCGACTCGACCCAGCCCAGATTGGTGTCCTTCTGGGCCAGCTGCATGAGGCTCACGTTCCGCTCGCGCTGCTCCTGCAGCTTGCGGTACTCGGCCTGCATCGCGTCGAAGCGCTGCGTGTCCTCGGCGCTCATGTCGCCGCCGTTCTCGTTCGCCGCGTCGATCATCGACTGCATCTCGCGGTAGAGGGCGCCCATCTTCTCGACGAGCCCTCGGTAGGTGTCCTTGTCGTTCATGTGTTTCCCTTTCGTTGTGCGGGCTCAGGACCGGTTTACGTTCAACACGCCTGAGGAATGGAGGAGAGCCCCGTCCGCCCGCACGCTGGCGACGAAGGCTGTGGAATCGGTGTCCGCGTACCGCTCGCTCAGACGCGTCACGGTGAAGCCCGCAAAGTTGGTCACGAGGAGGTACTTGCTCGGATCGAAGAACATCACCAGCGTGTCGCCGCTGGCGGGGTTGGTATTGCTCAGCCGGTGATAGATCGTCGGCAAGCCCTCGACCGTCGTGCCCTGCTTCATGTTGCCCATGAAGACCGGGAACAGCGGCGGGTAGAAGGTTGAGTCAAACGAAGCAGTCAGTCGGCTGTTGATCACCGCGACGCTGTTGATCCACTGCTCGTGGGCCATCGGCGAGAGCGCCGAGTTGGTCGAAGCCCACGCCGCAGCGATCACGTCGCTGGGCTTGTTGGTGGTCGCCACGCCGGTGCTGGCCGTGCGGCTGTACGCCTTGGCCGAGTTAAACGCACCTTGGCACTCGCTGGTGCCGTTGCCGATGATGATTTGGCGGTTGATCTCGGTCTTCAGTTCGCTCGCGAACTCCTGCAGCAGGAACTGCTCGACGCTGGCTGCAGACGCCGAGTCCTCAAGCAGCTCGTTGCTGACGCGGGCCCAGATGTGGACCTTCTTCAGGCCGAAGGTGTAGGTCGTGCTGCCGCCGCTACCCTGCTGCGGCAGGGCAAACTGTGTGCCGCTGGTGTACGACTCCGTGCGCAGTCCCTCGGTGCCGATCACGGCAGTCGCGGTTGCACCGGAGCCCGCACCGCCAGAGAACGAAATGGTCGGGGCCGACGTGTAGCCGCTGCCCACGTTGGTCACGGCAACGCTGACCACCGCGCCGCCGCTGATCGTGGCCGTAGCCGTGGCACCCGATCCACTGCCGCCCGAGAAGGCAACAGTCGGTGCCGACGTATAGCCGCTGCCGCCATTGGTCACGTCGATCCGTGCAACCACGCTGGTGTTGTTGATGACATCCGAGCCGACGTAGATGGGCGCGGTGAACTTCTCGGAACTCTGCACCACGCGAACGCGGCTCAGGATTGCGTCCTGCTGCATCGCCGTGTCGATGAAGTCGATCCAGCCCGTGGGGGCGACGCCGCTGCCCAGGCCGGAGCCGGACAGGCTCAGGGCTCGGGTCTCCGCGTCGGTCAGGCGGTTGACGCCGTGCCGAAGGTAGGTCTGGAACAGGTGGCGGTACTCGTCGCCGCCGCGGTCCAGGGTTGTCTTGGTTGCCATCACAGTCTCCGGGGTTAGCGCCGGGACTGCGCAGCAAAATGGCGCACTGACCCGGCGGTTGTCGTTCGTCGTTGACATCCGCAGTTCGGGCCAGTGCGCCACACGGGCTGCACGGAGGACCGCTCGCTCGTCAGTCAGCGTGCACTAGGCAGGGGCTGCTGGGAGCGGAGGTATGAGTTGTCGCCCTCATTAGAGCAATTCACGATCTCAATTCAAGGACGACAACTCAGGCCGGGGGAAACATCCGCAGACGCTTGACCGGCGCTGGCTGGGCCTCGGCCCGGGCCTCCACGCTGGTGCCCTCGTTCGCCGGGAACGTGACCAGACTGATCTCCAGAAGGTCGGCGTCTCGGATGATCCGCAGCGGCTTGACCGAACCCTTCTCGTAGGTCTCGTCACGAACCTGGAACCCGAAGGAGCACTGCGTGACCACGCCGCTCTTCACCAGTTCGTACGCCTCGCGGCCGCTCTGGGTGTCGGGCAGGGTGGCCTCGAAGCCCAGTCCGGTTTCGTCGGCCCATAGGCGCAAGTTGCCAGCCCGGACGCGAGCCAGCGGCTTGCCGGTGTCGTGGTTCCACAGCAGGGCGATCTCGTCGGCCTGCTCCAGGGCACGGGTGAACGCGGCCGGGTCCAGCCGCTCCTCGAATGAGCCCATGTCGTAGGTGTCCCAGGTCGCGGCGTACCCGCTGACGCGAAGGCCCTCGCCGCCGCTCAGGGTGCCCTTGTCTCGTGTCTCACGCTTGTTCATTGGTGGTCTCCAGAAGGGGAAGGTTCAGCAGGGTCACCTTGAGCAGGTCGAGCAGGGCGGCCGCGGCCGATCCGGGCATGGACCGCAGCCCGTCCAGCTGCTCGCTCAAGGTCTTGATGTCGCCGATGTGACTCCGCAGCATGCGGGCGTGCCGCACCAGGTCGGCGTCGAGCACGGCTACCGCCCGGGCCTCGTCGCCGAGCAGTCGGCCCAGCCCGGCCACGACCGACCGCAGGTCCGCGTCGAGGCAGTCGATGGGCGGCGCCCACTTGTCGAGTTTGGCCTGGGTGCGTTGCCGCACCAGGTAGTCCGAGATCCGGCCTAGGTGTCGCCGGTAGGCGGCCTCGACCGCAGGAAGTACGGCAGCAATGGCGACCTGAGCCGTAGCGGCCCGGTCCTCGGCCTCCTCGGCCTCGGTGTCCTCGGCCTCGGGCTCCTCCGGCGCGCTGGATGGCTCAAGGTCGATTTCCTCCGGCTCAAGGTCTACGGATGGCTCCTCGGCACTGGGCGCCTCAGCGGGCGCGCTAGGCCCTTCAGCGGGCTGCTGGCCGGGGGCCTCGGTGTTCATCGGCACGCGGATCTGGTCGCCGCCCTCGACAGCGGGGCGACCCTCAAGGGCACGGGCCTCGTTGACGGTCAGGATGCCGTTGGTGATGCCGACCGCATACGCGTTGAACCGGGTGCTCATATCAGCGCGCAGCAGGCTGTCGAAACTGATCCGCGTGCAGAACGCCTCGCCGCGGGGGATGAGCTTCCGGCTGGCCTCCTGCTCCAGCCGGGTGGCCCAGCTGCTCAGGGTGTGCTTGACGAACTCGCTGTCGGCCTGCTCGGCGCTGTTCCAGCTGGTGGCGTCGGTGTCGCCGACCTTGTGGCTGGGCACGCCGAACGCCGCCGCGATCTGCTGGCGGCAATACTTCCGCATCTCGATCAGGTCCGCGTCCTTGAAGTTGGGACTGATCGGGTCGTACTTCAGCCCGTCCTCCAGCACGGCCACGCGACCGGCCCGGCTCGCACCACCGTGTGCCGCCTGCCACGCCTCACGCAGACGCTTTGACGCTTCGGGGCTCAGTCGGCCAGGCATCTGCAGCGTGCCAGCCGGGACCGCGTTGTTCGCGTAGAACGTGGTCACGTACCGCTGCACCTCCAACTCCAGCCCGATGATGTCACGCATCAGGTGGATCGGCGGCACGCCGAGCACGCCCTCCATGGTGGGACCAGTCAGGTGGAACACGTCGTAAGCCCGGAACCGACGAGCGGCCTTCTCGGGATCAGTTCCGGTGTACCGGCCGCTGAAGACCTGGTAGTAGGGCTGGTTGGCCTCGTCGCGGTACATGCTCACGTAGTCCGGTCGCAGCAGTTCGAGGGCCACCGCACGCCCGGCTGCATCACGCTGGATGTACGCGTAGCCGTTGCCCGCCAGCAGCGCGTTGGTGATCAGGGCCTCGCGGAACGACACCGCGGTGTAGTCCTCACCGGGCTCGTAGTTCAGCAGGCCGTAGAGCGGGTGGGCGGATTCAGCAACCTGCCCATCAACAGACTCCCGCATCACCTGCCACTCCAGCCGGGCCAGCGAGCCCGCGATCAGACGCACGCAACTGAACACGCTCGGGGCCTCCAGCGCCCGCGTCGGCGTGATCACCTCGCCGGTGTAGGAGTACGTCTGGATGTACGACTGCACGGAACCCGAGACCGGCTGCCCGATCGGCACCGTCTCCTCGAAGTCCGAGCGCGGCGGGGGGGCTCCGAGGTAGCGGAGCACGATGTCCTTCAGACCCATGTGATGGTCCTTTCTTCGTAGACGCTGGGGCCGTGCTCCTCACGCTGGTGCAGCCAGGTGGCGAGCGCGGTGACGAGAGCAGCGAGCGGGTCAATGCGCTCCGTGCTGCTCGACTTCGATGGCTTCAAGTTCCCGGCCGGGTCCTGATCCACGACCGTGTTGCTGACTGCCCAGTTCAGTAGGCAGTTGTCGGGGTGACGAATCTTCCGGCTGGTCACGAGGGCTTCGAGCCGCTTGCACGGCTCGCTGAGCGTGCGGAATCCCTGCCGCACCTCCAGCATGGGCACGCCCTCGGTGTAGAGCCCGCTCGCCAACTGCGTGGCGTTCCACGGGTCGTAGCCGATGTGCCGCACCTGGTAGCGGCGGAACACGTCGCGGATGCGGGCCGCGATGTGGTCGTAGTCCACCACCGAGCCCGGCGTCGGGAACAGGTGGCCCTTGCTCGCCCACACGTCGTACGGGGCCCGGTCCGTGCGGCTGCGTCGGCGGATGCCCTCCTCGGGGCACCACGTCCAACTGAGCACGTCCACCGACCCGTCTGCGGATGGGAACACAAGCGCCAGCGAGGACAGGTCCGTGGTGGTGGACAGGTCCAGCCCGCCCCAGCACTCCCGACCCTGCAGGCTGTCGGCGTCGGCCGCGCTCGACGCACACGCCGCCCAGGCGTCGCTGCTGATCCAGACCCGCTTGCTCTCGGTCCATTGGCACAGGTACAGCTGGCGGAACGTGGTCTCGTAGGTCGGCAGTTCCTTGGCCTTCTCGCACTCAGCCCGCAGGAACTCCTCCGACACGGTGATCCCGAGCGACGGGTTGCACTGCCGCCAGACCTTGGGGCTCTTCCAGTCGGCCTCGACGGGCGCGGAGAACAGCACCGGCATGAACGCCGGATCGTCGATGATCCCGTCGCGCACCTTCGCCGCGTAGTCGTGCAACTCCCAGCACAGGCTCTCCCGGTCATGGCCCGCAGTCGTGATGCACACTTGCAGCGGCTGCGTGCGGGCACCCATCGAGGTCACCATCGCGTCGTACAGGTCGCGGTCCGCGAAGGTGTGCACCTCGTCGAAGATCACGCAACTGGCGTTCTTGCCGTGCTTGGTCCCCGCGTCGCTGCTCAGCACCTCCAGTTTCGACGTGCCGAACGTGATCACGTTGCGGAACACCTCGACCTTGGCCGCGAGTTCCGGGTTGCTCTGCACCATCTGCCTGCAGGCGTCACCGACGATCGCGGCCTGGTCCCGGGCCGAGGCACAGCAGTACACCTCGGCGCCCTGCTCGTGGTCGCACAGCAGCATGTACAACCCGATCGCAGCCAGCAGGGTGCTCTTGCCGTTCTTGCGTGGGATCTCGATGTACGCGCTGCGGAAACGCCGAGTACCGTCGGCACGCTTCCAGCACAGCAGGGCACCGAGCAGGTCGCGCTGCCAGGGCAGCAGGTCGAAGGGGCGGCCCGCCCAGATGCCCTTGGTGTGACGCAGCAGCCCGAAGAAGGTTTCCAGCCGCTGCAGTTCCTCCACGTCAAACCAGTCACCCCTTCGACGGGTGGCCGATGCGCTGAAACCCGCGACGGGTGCCAGGCGTGGCTTAGGCGAACTTCGGCTTGAGGAGCGCGTCGATGCCCGAGGCATCCCCCTGTTGCTGCTTTCTCGACGAAACGAGACCCACCCTGCTCGCAGGAGTCAGCCCAAACTCCCTGCCCAACTTCGACGCCTCAGCCCAGGCATCGTCTCTGACCTTCTTCATCGGATTCTGCCACTTGCCCTGGGCCGTTTCAACGACCAGCCCGGTCTGCCGCACCTCCGCGTCCGCACGCTCCATCTCAGCCATGAGCGCGGCCCAGCGGTTGTGCGCGGCGTAGTCCTCGGCCGCGTACACGCCGAGCCGCCGCAGGTCCTCGATCAAGCGATCGAAGTACCAGCGAGCCCGCTCGTCAGCGACAACGAACGGAAGCAGCAGCGCCGGCCCGTCGGTTCCCTTCGGCTCGTCAACGCGTTGCGGCAGCAGTGAACTCCCTCGCAGCGTCAGAACGGATGTTGGTGTTGGTCTCGGTCCTCTGCGTCCCATATAAGCCTCCCTTTCTACAACCCTCGGCCGCGTGTACGACGG